GAAGTACCACTCCTGATTATTGACGATATAGGCAGCGAACAGCCGACCGAGTGGGGCGTGAGCAAGATTTTTGCCATTATAAACGCCAGGTATGAGGGATATATGCCGACGATCATCACAACCAATTACAGCGGCCCGGAGCTGGTGCAGCGTATGACTCCGGAGAGCGGAGACAGCAGGAACGCAGAGAAAACCCTGGACCGCCTGAAAGAGACATGCGTCGGGATTGATATGACGTGGGAGAGTTGGAGGGCGCGCTGATGAATAGTCCGACATTATTGTGCGGCGACTGCCTGGAACTCATGAAACGGATCCCGAATGGCAGCATTGACATGGTGCTGAGTGATCTACCGTATGGCACAACACGCTGCCGGTGGGACACTCCGATCAACCTGCAGGAGTTGTGGAAGCAGTACCGGCGAGTGGTAAAGAAAAACGGCGCCATTGCACTTTTTAGCGCACAACCTTTTACCACAGAGCTGATCGGCAGCAACAAAGCCATGTATCGCTATGAATGGATATGGAGAAAGACACAGCCCAGCGGATTTATGAACGCCAAGAAAATGCCACTGAGGGCACATGAAAACATAGAAATATTTTACCGGAAGCCGCCGACCTATAACCCGCAAATGACGCACGGGCACCAGAGAAAGACAGCGACGGCATACGGAACCAGGGAATCGGATGGCAGCAGCTGTTATGGCCGGGAGGAAAGAAACTATACATATGACTCCACGGACCGGTATCCGGTGGATGTGCTGCAATACAGCACCGGGGACAAGTCCAAGCGCCTACACCCGACGCAGAAGCCCGTGGACCTGCTGGAATACCTGGTCAAGACCTACACGAACCCAGGAGAGACAGTCCTGGACAACTGCATGGGAGCTGGGAGCACCGGCGTTGCCTGCTTGAATACCGGACGGGAATTTGTAGGGATAGAGCTGGATCCGGAATATTACCAGATTGCAAAAGAAAGGATTGAGCAGCATGTGGAAAATATTTTTTGAATATATGGACAAGTCCAAAATTACATTAACGGGAAAAGGTTCTGACATTTCGCTTCGATTAGCAATGAAATACAACAACCTTTACAATCGCGAAGCGGTTAGAGCTGAGTATCAGAGATACCCCAAAAATAAATATGCTGCAATACCGCTGGAAGCGAAAATTAAACAGTTAAAAGAAACGGAGGAATGAGAGCCATGGGAGAAGAAAAGAGCCGTGATATTACCGGCATTACAGTGAGATACAGCGACGGCAGCACGAAGGAAATTCAAAGCGGGTGTTGCGTGGACCTAGAAAAGGGCAGCGACGATTTATCGGTTGAAATGCTGAACGTGAAACCGTTCGACCTGGTACGCCTGGCATATGGTCTGGTGGCAGCGGTGCAGCGCCTGGGAATGAGAGACGAGCTCGAACAGTATGCAGACGGAGTCGGAGAGGTGGAGGACAATGAAACGGTATAGATGTACGGAAAAAGTTAATTGTGATCAAGCACTGGAAGCTATGAAAGATGGCGTAAATATTATTGAGTTAAGAGAAAAATATGCCAAACGCGAAGTTTTTGAGGAATTTATTAACTCTATGGAATATGAAAAACCGTATTATTTACAACTTGATAAGAGCGTTTTTACTGATGGTTATTCAAAACATCTGGCGGTTGACTTGAAATACCGAGAAGCCACCCAGCAGGAAAAAGATCTGGAACGGGCGGTCAGATTTTACGAAGCGTTTCAAAGCTATGTTTATCGAAGCAGTAACAAGTATTGCCAAGAGAAACGAGGCAGAGGACTGGCGGGATATATGGTTGACATGAAAATAACAGTCCCCCTGGGGATTGATTTAAACGAAGTTATGGAAAAACTGAGCGAAGAGTGGGAACAAACATTCAGAGAAAAAGGAGAAGAATGAGCGATAAAATAACCGTTTACACTGACGGCTCCGCCCTGAGCAACGGTCGCCCTGGTTCCGGATGCGGTTGGGCCTGCAAGCTGATGTATAAAGGCCAGGCTCGCATGAAGTCCGGCGGAGCGATAGGAGAAACTAACAACCGTATGGAAATGCAGGCGGTTTTGGAAGCCATGAAAAGCATAACTGATAAAACGATACCGGTTGAAGTGTATTCAGACAGCAACTATGTGGTGGAAACCATGAACGGCCATTTTGCTATGAAAAAGAACCGGGACCTCTGGCGGAAACTTATGAGGGAACGGCAGAAATTTACCAGTATCCGGTTTATATGGGTAAAGGGACACGATAAGAACCAACACAACAATGATGTGGATCGCCAGGCGGTGGCAGAATCCCGGAAGATATTGGAGGCGCAGGAAAATGGACAAGTATGAGGCAGTGAAACACCTGATTGAACAGGGAAAAGATGCGACACTGGAAGATGGCGTCGTGATGCTGAGAAGCAGAGCAACCGGCGCGGCACTGGATAGAGAATACAAGGCAATGAAAAAAGACCTGAAAGCAGCAGGGTACAACGGAAGCCTGGGAATCCGAGGCGTGAGACGGGAGGCGGAAGCGTGAGAAAAGCGAGCATGAACTTTAAAAGCGGAGCCTTATATACCAAGGATGGTCGCAAACTTGCCGACATTGACAGCGGCGTTGTTGAGTGGGGCGTACAGGTAACGGCGGAAGCTCCAGCAAAATCGGTGGCAACGGTCGCCAGGAACGCAACCGGAACTATTGAGGGTAAGCTGCAGATCGGCTGCCTGGATGTGTTAAGCCTTATGTACGGCATGAGAATTACAAACAACTGGCTGAAAATGCACGGCGGGATCATGACCAGGAACGGCGGCAAGAAAAAGAAAAGGAGATTGTTTTGAACAAGATACAACAGATTTTTGGGCTGGATCCGGAATACAACAAGAAGATGGAGGAGCAAGCCAGACAGCTGCATGAGAAAGCGCTGGCAGGGAAATGGTGTTGCACATGTGAATATTGCATACCAGTAGACCCAAACCTCCCTGGCTTTGTGACAGCGTTTCCGGAATGTGAATACGGCGGCATGGCCGTCGAAACCTGCAGCAGGTACCGCGTGGCAGGAACCGCAATCCGCAATAGTGCCTGGGCTGACCGGATCCGCGAGAGATTTATGAGGGTGGTGTGAAGATGGATAGAAAGGAAACAACAAAGTTCCTCGGCCAGTTACTTATAAACACACGTTTTGGAGGAGCTGGAAAGCACTGGGCCAGTGAGGTAAGCATTGACCCGTGGGGACGAGAAGCAAAAAGAGTTGATTACATGCAATTTTCCCCAGCTGATCAGTGCTCCATATCCGGGATAGAAAAGGGCATATTTACCTGTTACGAGATAAAGAGCTGCAAAGAAGATGTTTACAGTGGGAACGGCCTGAACTTCCTGGGAGAGAAAAACTATATTGTAACCACAATGGAGTGCTACAAGGATATTTTACCGGATTTACGCAGCGGGAAATTTTCCAAACACATGCGTGAACAGTTTCCGGAATCCTCCAGCTACTTCGGCGTAATGGTTGCAATACCGGACTGGGCGGAGGCGACAGACGAATTTGAGAAGCCCACGCCGTTAGACGCAGAGGTAAGACAGTGGAAATTGGCGGTCATATTACCGTGCCGCTATGGACCGAGAAAGCGCTCCATGACAGAATTGTTATTTTGCATGTTACGGAGTGGACATTGAGGAGGTGCAGAAGAGTGACAAGAGAACAGCAAGCGGAAAATATACACCAGGCCTGCAGAGAGGCTGGTCTGGACGGGCATGTTAAGTGGATAGAAAGAAAGACACAAGCAGGAACCTGGGCGGAAAAGATAGCAGTGCAGTTTAAAGAACGGGATCCGCTTCCGGTTAAAAACAGCTATATGTATTGTAATACGTTAGATATGTGCTTCTTTTATGGACCGGGAGACACCCCAAGCATGGCATACGCCGGACAAGTGTCGGTAGACAACACAGACATAAAGGAGGGGAAACTGCTGGAAGCATTCAAAAAGGCAAGACAGGTGCTCGGAACCATGAAAGAACTGGCAGCTAAGCAGGAGGAGAGCAATCATTGACAACAATAATTTTTATTTTAGAGCTGGTCGCCCTGGCTGTCCTGATCATATGTGGGACGTTGCTGCTTCTGGATGCAGGAAGCAAGAAAAAGAGACCAGAGGATGAACCGGACGGAGGAATGGCTAAAACCACCGGAACACATAAATTGCAGGTGCAGCATATATTACCCGCTGAATAAGAAAAGAAAATGCAAGAGGCGGCCAAAAGGCCAGACTGGCCGGAAGCACCCGAAAGGAAAGAGGGAGGACTGAGCTATGGAGTATACAAAGACAGTAACGGTCAAAAGAACGTACAACGTAGAATTTTACCCAGGCGTATTTGACTGCACGGTGGGCGAATTTATACAGCAGCGGGAACGCCTGGGGATTCCCACACAGGGGCTTAAAACCTGTTTCATTTGTGGCCGGCATTTGGCCATGAACAGAATACCGATTGTGATCAGCGTATCCGGAAAAGGAAACCGGTTCGCGTGTGATAAATGTTATGAAAAAAGCCAGAGGGAGAAAGAACATGAAAAAACAGAGTTGTAGAATGACACAGCAGGAGCGAGAAACGCACAGGGAAGCCACTAAGCTCCGTAAAATGACAGACCAGCAGCTGGTTGATTATGTGAATAGCCAGAAAGAACAGGCGGGGCCAGCTAAAGACCAGGAGGCCGTACATAAGGCAGAAATCGAAGAGTTGGAGGCGGAGGTCGCTAAGTACAAAGCAAAAGCCAACAAAGCGGAAGCAGAGGCCAGAAAAAATGCAGAAAATGCAGTAAAGGCCATTAAGGGCAAAAGCACCGGAGGAAAAGCAGCGGTTGAGCGATTCCTCCAGGATCTGAAAAAAAAGACCGGATCCGGCAATGGAATCGGCAACGGTACAATTTTTAAATTAAAGAGAATCCTGGACACAATGCCGGACGATTTCGCAGAAAAGGAGGCGTGATCCATGGCATGGGATTCTGGTACATACAGGAGGGACGCCAGCAAAGCGAACCTCGGCAAACCATTTGAGGATTTTATCAATTTTGCAAACGAAAAATACCAGGCTAAAGGCATAGCGGTCATGCACAAGGTCCCCACGGAGTTTATACCGCTCCGCGGGGCACATGGCCAAGTTGCAAGCTGTAAGGTAGATCGTAAGAGTTGTGTGGATTATTTGGGCCGTTTCCGCGATATTCCGGTAGCGGTCGAAGCAAAACACACCAGCGGCAACAGAATTGATTTCTCGGCCGTCCAGGACCACCAGGCGGAGTATTTAGACGCATGGATGGATGGAGAGGGCAGGCAACTTGCTTTTGTGGCCGTAAGTTTTGGCATGAATCGGTTTTTTATGGTGCCGTGGAGCTTCTGGAAAGCAGCTCGCGATTGTTGGGAGAGACACAAGAAAACAAAGCAAAAAGAAATTGCCATTGTGCAGCAGTATGGGTGGACCTGGGAGACACCGGGAACAGCCAGCGCAAAGGCAGAAGATTTGCTTCCAGACTGGGAAGTTGATACAGGCGGTTTTTATGGCCTCCAGTACCTGCAAATAATTGACAAAATAGCAGGAGGAGAAACGAAAAATGAGAACAGAGGACCAGGTAATAACACAATTTAACATGAGTTTAATCCGGGCAGTGATGCCACAGGGGGCGCCTATGATAGTCGTGTATGAGGATCCGAAAGACTATCCGGGTCTTTTTGTGGCACGCCTGTTTGATGGCCGGAAAAGTACGCACCTGATAGCCCTGGCGGACACATTAGAGGACATAAGAGAGGCAAAGCCGGAGCGGATGCGGATCGTAAATCGGATAGAACAGGACAGCCTGCAAATTGTGGAAGCCTGGCTCTAACAGAAAGGAGCAGCGAACATGAGAAAAAAGGCAGCGGGAATATTAAAAGCAGTCTGGACGATTGTGATCAGCGTTGCACTGATCAGCGCAGGTCTGATGTGCCTGAGCCTGCAAAAGCAGGTAGAGGAGCTGAGCAGATTACCAAAAAACGTGCTGGTCTACGACCGGAGCCGCAAAGAAATTGTTGAGTATTACGGCACTCCGGAGAGAATTGGCAACAGCCTGGTATTGCACGACGCAAACATCCTGAATATTGAGGATGTAAGCCACCTGGTAGAGTAGGAGGCGGCTATGGGAAGAAAAGAACGCAGAGCCAAGGAGCGGCAAGAGAGAAAAGAAAGTATCCGCATGACGCCGGATCGTATTTATGAATTGAAACAGAAAACGGCCAACGAAGCCGTCCGGAGAGTGCAGGAGATTGAGAAAGGCAAGGAAAAGCAGCGAGCGGAGACTGCTCTGGACATGCTTCTCCTGTTCGGCATGACATACCTGCATGAGCAGAAAGGCTGGGGAAAGCAGCGGCTGGAAAATTATTATGATGGCTGCATGAACCTGTTGAAAGAATTTGAGGACGGAAAGCACACGATTAAGAGCCTCCGGGACAAGTTGGCCAACGAAACCGGCATAGCCCTGACGGAGGTACAGGAGTAATGCAGATAATTATCGACGTTTTGGCCGGAATTGGATTTCTGACCGTGCTGGGGTTTGTTTGGGTGGCATTTGAGCTGCTGAAAGAAAAGAGACAGGAAAGCAAGAGGAAAAAGAAATGGGCGAAAAAGTGAGCAGAAACGCAGAGGGTTATCCGGATCCAACATTCGGAGGAGCCTGGGGGAACATGCGCAGGGAAGAAAAACAGCGAGAAGCTGAACGCATGGCAAAAATAAATGATCTTATACCGGTAATGAAACAGACAGCTGAGCTTGCTGGTTTTGAGGTTGTAGGCCGGATCACATTGAGAGACAAGGGAACCGGCAAAGAATACAAGTAGGGTGCTATTCTAAAATCCAAAATATATCACACAATAAGACACAGGCAGCGCAAGCTGCCTGGGAAAGGAGCCGGATGAAAGAGCCGTTTTATTATACTGAGGGCGCAGAAATTGAAATGTTTATAGATGGGAAATGGACCCGCGGCAAGGTTGTAAACGGGTACCGCTTCCGTGATGGGCTTATAACCATGGAAACAGCAGAGGGGCGCCGTGTGTGGTGCGGAGAAGCTTCAGGAGCATGGAGAGAGCCGGAAAGGAGCAGCAGTTGAGCATGGGAGAAATTATTGATCGCATGGCACAGGACACAGAAAGCCATGAACCAAAGGACACAAGAAAGAGATATAAAGGAATTTGCCCGGTGTGTGGTAAAGAAAACTGGATTTGCAAAAGCCTGGCAATGGAGATGGGAATCAATACCGGCCACGGTGCCTGCCTGGGCTGCAAGACATTTTTACATATAACTTTCAATCCGGAGCGGCAGGAAATGGACCTGGAAAGATTTGAGGACTATGAGAAAAGCCAGAAAGCCCGCGACGACGTGGACAAGATAGCCGGAAACCTGGGATATGGAGGACAAGACAATGGATGAAAAAGAGATAATAATCTTTAAGAAACCCAGCAAGTGGACAGCCTGGCGCCTGCAGAGAAGAATCTTAAAAAAACATGCGTACATTTTTGGGGTAAAGCCACGACTGTTTGAAAGCAATGAATCACTGAGGCAGCGGATCCTGGAAAAGATAAAATGCAAGTGAGGAGGGCAAGACAATGAAAATTTATGAAAGCGGCTGGATTGACCTGAAAAAGACC